TTCTTAGACCGGATCGATCGAAGGGTTGTCTAGCAAGCTCGGTTCGTGTGCAAAATTCTTGTAATGGAGGCTGAATATGCTTTTTGAGTATTTCAATTTGGACGACCCAAGCGAGAAAGGGGCAACCCAACTTCTCGTTGATCCTGTGCAAGGGATGCCGATCGAATTCGCTGATGGCCGCGAATGGATAGTAGAACGGCTGAAGGCTAAAGCAACACCTTGGCATTCAGCCCAACTGGAGGGGAGCAAAGCCCCGATCGCGAAAACTCCTGCCGATTTTGGCTTGCCCGTTGGAAGCGAACTCTATTGCAACTTGTTGGAAACGCTGGAGGGGAGCAAAGCCCCGATCGCGGGTACTCTCTATTTGCGCCCAGTTTCCAATATTTTGGAAACTACGAAAACTCCTGCCGATTTTGGCTTGCCCGTTGGAAGCAAACTCTATTGCAACTTGTTGGAAACGCTCGTCTACGTTGCTGGGGTGAAGCAAAAGAGTAGCCATGATCGGTCTGGCGACTGCTTCTTCCGATTCTCCTACGAAATTGATTCTGCGTTATACGCCACGCTGTTCTGGCCCACCCAAGTAGATATAGGCCACATCAACTCTAGGGGGTTGCCTAGTTTTGTCGTCATCCCCGATCGATTCACTGATCAGAGGATAGAGGAGCAATGGGTGGAAGGTTATCAAGCGGGCCTGCGATTTCCGGAGGTCGAACCGGATGCGATTTCGACGATCTTCTACAAGCTCAATGCGCCGCAATATGTTGGTTTTCAGCATGGCTATAGCGTCGGGAAGCAGCATTTGGCCGCGACCCTCTAGTTCTTGGTTCGTGTGCAAATTGGCTACATTCCCTTTTGGGCAAGATTTAGAATCAATTTGCACACGAACTGCTTAGCGTGCGATTTCCCAGAGGCTGCGCCGGAGTTCGACTGGGGCTGGCCAGAGATCGAGCGCTTTCCCGTAGGTCGATCGATTCTCTGGGCACAGGTTCTCGATCGCCAGTGCGCCACCAATCATTGAAATGGTGCGATCGCGTTCTGAAATGGTGCTAGTTCTGGGGTCGCTGATGATGATGAGTTGCACCAAAGTTTGGTCGGTGTCGAATCTGCACCACTTCCAGCCCATGTCTATCGCCGCTTGCTTCGGCGTGCCCTCTGCGATAATTGCCCGATACTCTGGCAGGCGGGTGAACCGTGTCAGATATGCCGTCTCGGATCGGGTCATCGGACGCGCGATCGTAGGTTGAACGGTGGTGAACGCGGTCGCAATGCCTACGAGCAGGGCGATAGACTTTCTGAGCATGATTATTTTCCGGGTATAGTGTTCATATAGTGAACGGATACGTTGATTCTGGTAACAATTCCGGACGATCGCGTTCACTGATTGAGCGAAATTGAACGAAAATCGATCAAAACGGCACATGAATTTTTGGGATAGTTGGTCGAAACCGTGGAATAAAGAGCAGTGTAGGGAATATTTTGTCCGTTCACCTGCGTTCACGACATTGCAAGCGCTCGCCGACTTGAGTGGGGTTGCTCGCCCAAATCTCTCGCGATGGCGCAAAAACGACACTGGCACTGCCAACGATTGGGATGCTGCCCAGTCTGAGTTTCGCGCAGAGCTCAGGGACGCAACTCACGATAAGACGATCGAATCCCTTAGTACGTCACTCGCCGTATTGGAGGTTACTCACGCCGAATCCTATGCCACCCTACGCGAATGCGCCATGGCCAAAGTTAACGCCCTCAAGGTTCGAATCGAAGCGGTGGCCGAACAAGCCAAGATTCTGCCAGGCATCGCGATCGAATCGTTGGGCCCTGAAGCGATTAAGGCCGATCGGCAAGCCCAAGCCACGGCCCAAGGTGATGCAATCCGGGATGGCGATGTGCTGGATTTGCAGGCGCTGACTAATGTGGTGGACAAGTGCGTCCGGGGTGAGCGGATGGTGTTGGGTGCAGAGTACGAGGATTTGAATAAAGCAATTGCCGCGATCGTGCGGGCGGGATTGGAGGTAAAGGTTCCCAATGACAAGGTTGTTGGACAGAGATAAGTATCTTGCGAAGCAGAAGTGGATCAAGTCGGACGACGCGATCGATACCACCGCAGGCTTCCCCTACAAGCATGGTGATTACCCATGGCTGGATGAGATTGACCCACTGTTCACGCCGCTGCCGTTGTCCCAATTCTTGCGTGATCACCTTGGGGTGACACTATACCCAAAGCAAGAGGAAGACCTTGTGGCGATTTTTGGGGATGACCCCAAGCGAGTCTTTGACGTCGATCGACCAGAAGGCTCAAAAGCCCAAGGGGTACTGCTTTGGGGGAAAGGTGGGGGTAAGGATTTTAGTGTAAGTTGTTCAGTGTTGTATGCGGTGCATATTCTGCTGTGCCTGAAGAACCCGGCAATGTACTTGGGGCAGGCATTTGGGGAAAACATCGATATTGTGACAGTGGCCTACAGTCGAGAACAGGCGCAGTCGGTGTTGTTCTACAAGATTAAAGCCCGATTGCGATCGTGCCCTTGGATGGTGCGGGCGTTGTCGGTGTGGCTGAAGCAGATTGGATCGAACATGACACCCGATCGTTACCTGAAGGAGGGTGGTGGCTACGTCGGGAGTGATTCGATTATCTTCCCCAGTAACGTCCGGCTGTGGGCGTTGCCTGCGACTGATGCGGCGGAAGGCAAGAATCCGATATTTTGGGTGGCAGATGAGCTTTCGGCATTCGCCTCACCCGTGCGCCAGAATCAGGCGAAACATATTCACGGCATCCTCACCACTTCGGCTCGTACTCGATTCCAGTCCCGATTCCGTGGGTTTGTAATTACCTACCCGCGCCACAAGTCTGACTATGCGATGCAGCTTTACGATCAAGCGATCGGAAACCCGAATAGCGACATCTATGCGGTGAAGCGGCCCACCTGGGAGGTCAACGAATCGTCAACCCGTGAATCGCTCCAGCCGGATTACGATCGTGACCCTGAAGGAAGCCGCTGCAAATACGAATGCGACCCGCCTGCCGCGATCGACTCCTATTTCCGCGACCCTGAGAAACTGATACTCCATGCCAGTGGTGGTGACTTTGATTTCCTTCGCAAACAGCTCCCCAAGGCATCCGAGGATTTGCTACGGGCGATCGCCGATCGTGGGGTGAACCCGATCGCTGAGACTGACCAATGGGGCGACCCGGTGTTGGATATTCGGGGTTTCCCAAAGCTGCATCGCTGGTTCAAGGGGCGCAAAAACCGGGCGGGGGAGGATTACGAATACTATCTACACCTTGACCCAGGCGCGACCGGAGATAGTTTTGGGGTTGTCTTAGGGCACCTTGAGGATTCGCCGTTGGGTGAATATCCCATGATTGATTTGGCCTTCCGCTACCATGGCCGGATGTTCGAGAATTTCGGCACGATCGAACGATGGGCCTGGTTCGACGACGACACCAAAACTACTGAACAAGTCACCGCCTGCGAGGTTGATTTCCGCACGGTGCGCGAGTTTATCTACTATCTCCAGTTTCGCGGGTTCACGATCGCTAACATTAGCCAGGATGCTTGGAACTCAGTGGACAATAAGCAGGCGTTGGCGAAGCGGGGATTTGCGGTATCGACTCGCATCGTGTCAAAGGAAGATTATGATGCCTTCAAGCAACTCGTCTACAACCGCCAGCTTGCCTATTACGCATGGCCTGCAATGATTCTGGAAGCGATGAAATTGCAACTCCACAACGGCACCAAAGTCGATGCCCCTCGCACCGCGATCGGGGATGACAAAATCGACTCCCACAAAGACGTAACCGATGGCATTGCTGCCGTTTGTCGTAAGCTCCTCCTCCTGCGGGATGATGCCACCACGTTCTACCAATTCCCCCCGATCGAATCCCTGATTGATAAAATTGGGCGTGATGATCTCTCGATCGTCATGTCGCCGGATCAGATTAGCGAGGCACAGCAGAAGATTATGGCGGCATTCCTGGATGATTGATTCGCCGCCACTATTTCTCACTGGTGCTAAAGTGTAGAGATAATGGCCCTCAAATTATCTGCGACAGCGCAGTACCAAGCGGCCTTCCAATCGCTCGAACAACTTAAGAACTCTGGCATAGAGCGCGATCGACTAAAACCGATCGCGCTCTATTTGTTGTATTCAGCGGAATCGGAAGTCCCCGCCAAAATGTTCCCTTACGTTGGTGAGGGAGACGTGCGCGATCGTGCGATTACGCGGGCATTTGAGCAGGCTTGGCAGGAATTTCAAACGGAAGGCGATGACGAATTACTTTATTGACGATTTGCCCGATCGGGTTCGATGGGCACTCCGTAAAGCCGCCGATCGCGCATCTGCCACCCGGAAGCGTAGCGTCAGCAATCAGTACATGAACCTGCGCGGGGGTAGGCAATCCCGGCAGTCTATCCTAAGTCTGGAAACCCTGCGGCGATGCGCTGAACGATCGGATGTCATCTTCACTTGCCAGAAGACCTTGATTGAGTTTTGCCTGTCGGCAGAATGGGTGATTCGGCCCAATGACGAGGATCGATCGAAGTGGATGGAACAGCGCGACCCGGATGGATATTTGAGCCAAAAGCGGCGCATCCATTGGGCCAAGGCGTTCTTCCAGAAGCCCAACCAGTGGGAAAACTACAACACGTTCCACCGGAAATTAATCAAAGATATTCTGACCTACGACCAAGGCACCTATGAATTGGTGTGGGCTGATTTTGACAATGGTCGGATGCCCGTGGAGTTGGGGATTATCCCTGGCGACACAGTAGAAATCGAAACCGATGAATGCGGCATCCCGATTAAATACTGGCAATCCTACAACGTTCTGCGCCCCACAGCCTTTGAACTAAATGAGATGGCGCGCATCTGCCTGAATCCCTCGTCGTGGAGCGTCTACGGACTCAGCCCGATCGAGGTGGCCTACGTCCAGATCACCAGTGATTTGGCCGCCAATCAATACAATGCCGATGTATTTTCCAAGAACAACATCCCGCCGGGCATCTTGGCGGTGATGGGAGTAAGTGAGACGGAGTTTCGGCGATTGATGGCGCAGTTGCGCGGCGTGTCGGCGGATAATCCCCACAATATTCATGCCATGCGGGCACAGCGATCGGAGGATGGGGCGAAGAAACTGTTTGAATACGTCCCCTTGCAGAACACCACTAACCGGGAAATGCAGTATAAGGAACTGCTGGAACAGACCGTCACCCGCATGTGCATGGTGCATGGGGTGACAATTTCCCAGATTGGTTTTACTGAGGGTGTGACGGGCGGGATTGGCTCTGGGGTCGCTGAAACCCAAGTAGACCTGACCCAGAATAAAGGCGTTGCCCCATTGCTTAAGGCGATCGCGGATTGCCATAACGATCGAGTATTGGAGGCGATGGGATGGGGCGATTTAGAGTTTGCCTATACCCAGACCGGGACACCGCAGCAACAGAAAGAACGGGAAGACGATCGGGCGGATGTTCAGAATGGGACAATGACCCAGAATGAGTATCGGGCTAAGTATGGGCGTGATTCAGTGGATTGGGGAGATCTGCCTGTGCTGGCTCCGCAGGGATGGCAACCGCCAATGTCACCGGAACAAATGCAGCAGCAGATGATGGCCCAAGGAATGGGACAAGATCCGTCGGCGCAAATGCCCGAAGAAATGGCAAAATCAGTACGCCGGATTACTGTCAAATTATGATGGATTGGTGGCAATGGTCTGGATTATTCAACCGATGGAACGCAAAGACCCATTAAGTGGGCAAGGCAACGGGAAATGGGATCTAGTTGCCCGATCGGATGAAGGCGGCGGCTTTCACCCTTGTTTGCCGACTTCGGATCACCCTGGATTTGACACGGCAGAACTAGCGGCGGCTGATCCAGTCGCACGAGCGATCGCGGGAAGAATCACCGGAATTGCCCGTGAGCTAGAACCCTATCAGCAACGGGTAGTTGATGAAAAATGGGAGCTTGACAGCAAGATCGAAAAGCTAATGGCCTTTCTCGCCGCCCCCTCACCAGCAGCGACGGGGCTGGAATTGCTAGAGGCGCAACTGTTGGCAATGCGATCGTACTCAGAAATTTTAGGGAAGCGAATTGGGGAGTTTACTGGTGGGTAGAAAGGCCAAACTCCGCAAACACCGGTCGCGGGCCGTGGTCACTCATGATGCCAGTTGGTTGCACCATACGGCTGAAAGTTTCGCGGCCTACATCAAGGACTGCGCCGATCGCGGGGCTTCGGAGGTGCGACTGATGTTGCACGATCGGCGCAATGTTGAGCATATTCGGGTCATCACTCATGGGCAACGGTATCCCGTCCCGGTGCATGTGATGGCGGTTACGGATAAATTGCTGGTGCGAAACCATGCCTGAAATCACATTTGAAGGTGACTTCACCGACGAGCAGATCGCCGTCATGTCGGAAGCCCTCCGCAATTCCTTGTCCATGGAACCTGTCGGCGGTGCGAAAGTAACAGCTCAAACCACGATCGCGACCCCCAAGCTCACCGCCAAGCAACGCAAGCTGCTGGAGCGATTGCAAACAGCGAACGACTGTGACAACCCTCCGGACTGGTCAGAGTACCTTGCCAAAGCGGGGGAAATCAAAACCACGCCCAAGGGTACCTATCGCAAGAACGACAATAATCGCTGGGAGCGGATGAACGCCACCGCCAGTCTTGCCCAAATTGGGGATTTCCAATTCCCCGATCGGATGGGTCAGTATGGCCGTGGGGTCTATATGCCGATCTCCGAATTCCCTGGGGATGGCATCAAAATGCGGGCCCTACTCAATGTGTCCGCTGGTTCATGGATTACCGAGGACGAGTTCCAGACGATCGCGGCTGACCACGCCACCGATACCGATTTCCTCCTTGATGCCCGATCGGTGGGCGCGATCGCGGTAGAGGAAGATGGGCGCATTACTCAACTGGTGATTCGCCATCGAGGGGACATTGAAATCCTGGGAATAATCCCCAACTCCGGGAAACCTCCCGCAGGCCAAATTCAGTACCGTATCGTTGCGGTCGATCGTCAACCCGATCGGGTGGAAGTAGACATCGAACTCGCTGACGATTCCAAAATTTTGGAAAAATCAGCCCAATCAAAACCCCATGTGACGCTGCATAGTAATTCATACCTGCATGGTACGAAACTGGTACGGACATCGGCACCGAAGCTCGACCGAGGGTTGGTCAAGGCCGCGATCGAACGGTGTAAGCTCGATGGGGTAGATTTCACGGATATTCAGGTGCATTGCCTATCGGGTGTGCCGGATTTCCTGGGCCGGATGACTGGGGGCTTCTGCTTGCCCTCCGATGGGGTAGTGAATTTGTGCCCCCATGACCCCCAAGCTGCGATCGCCTATCTCAGTAGCCAACTATGCGATCGGTTGCGGGTGGCAGTAAGTCACGGCATTGTCAGTGGTGTGGATGCGATCGGCGTTCTGGAGAAAGCGCTCAAGCTCAATCCGGAATGGTGGCTGGAGATGTTGATCAAACGGTTGGTGGGGGCAATTATCTTAGAGCGGCGGTACGGCATCATTGCCAATGGCACTTTGCCGATCGAAGTGCGGGATAATCTGATGATGCGCGGGTTGCAGCATTGGGGTGTCGATCGGCGGCGGGTGCTTGAAGCGATCGCGGAGGATTATCGGGTGTTGCATGACCCTGCCGGATTGCCTAATTTAATTTGTCTTGAGTGGGATATGCTTTTGCTAAATGCAGCAGCGAGAGGAGTTGCGAATGCCTCATAACATATCAATCGCAAAGCTATGGTTTGGTAAATACTGTGGGTTTGATTTTGAATGTGGGATAGGAGCGATTGACGGGCGATATTTAATACTGTCGATCGTGTTGCATGATTTCGGGGTATGTTTCGGAATCTCTAGGAAATCGCTTGGACTGTCGTTCTATCGGCTGACTGGTAGTGGTGTGATTCAAATTAAGACAATCGGGAAAATGATAGAAAATCAGGATGCAGCTTGATGGATAAGACAACGATTGGCGATGTCACGTTTTTTGCGGCGATCGTCCCGTACGATGTTCATGGCCGACGGATTGAGAACACGGGGCTTGTTACCGATGGCTACCATACGTTCAACGACCTCTATGAGCATCGTCACGCATTGTTTTGCACGATCGCTCAGCTGGCTAATTGGGGCGATGGCGATCGGAAGCTGAAAGGGTTCAAATCCTGGAAACACTCTGACGGTAGCTCGCTTGGGGAAGATTGGTTCATCGCTGGATTGGAACTTCCCGGCATTGGTCAAGTGTCCTATCATCTACCCAAGGAATACTGGACGATGGTGCATCTGCCGCATCACGATCGTGCGCCAGAATGGGATGGGCATCAGCCGGAAGACGTGCCCGATCGATTACTTAACTGGGTTGAACAACGGGGGCACCGATGAGAAATCTACGGATTTTGTCTGATGAGGGCCAAAGCCCTCGTGATGATAACTGCCTTAAGATTGAGCTAATTGACCCGCAAATCGAAAGAACTGTCGATCGTATTCTTTCTGGCGAACTTCCTCCGGTCACCGGGGACAAGGAAGTGATTCAAGAAATTGCGAGACGAGTCTCTGAGGGAGAGATTCGGGTTCGACTCTTTCGGCGGGAAGGGGACGGAGAAATTGTGGTCTATCCGCCCCATCTGGTAGCCACGCTAGAAAATCGATGGCCTGAGCCAAGGCCAATAGGGGGCACCTAATGAGCCAAGCCGCACTAAACGAATTGATGCAATTGGCTGATATTGACCCAGCCGATCGCGAGAACCGAGTAATTGCAATGCAAGGGCGGCGGATCTGGGTGATGCCGGATAAGCCCCCATTAGTCCATCAGGTGGTGAGCGCATGAATGTCTTAGATTACGCGGAGAAAGTGGCAAAGTGGCTGAATGAAGAGCCGCAAGAGAGTCAAATTACATTTTGTCAAATGTCTAAAACTTGGAAGTGGGTTTCAACGGGGATAGATGTAGAAAGAGTCCTTGTGATGGGGCATATTTGTGAGGGATTGAAAGAAGTCCGTCCAACAGGCTTCAGCTACGCCTACGCAGAAAGCGTTCGGCGATTGATCGAAAAGCGGCAACTAAAGGGAGCAAGCGTATGAGTATTTTAGATCTGCTTTTGGAACGGGTTTTGTCATTGGCCTGGGGGCGTCGATCGAATGCTGCGGTTGATTTACCTTCTGAAGTCCCGGCGGTGAAGCGATCGTGGTTGGATGATGTTTCCCCCGGATTGCAGGCGGAATTTGACAAGATGCCTGATCTGGTGCGGGATGAGAATGGCGATCGGTGTTGGCCTGATGAGTTGGGCACTCCCCTCCAAAAGGACTTAAACCCGATCGGGTAGCTCCATCCTGCCCCAGTTGCTACTATTTCATTGGCGTGGAACAACTCAAATGCGCAGTGAATCCAACATGCGACGCTGCCACCTGCGAACACTTTAAGCCGAAATAATGTTCACCGAAATTCCTGTTCAACTCAACCCCGATCGACGCTTGCTGACTGCCCCAGCAGGCGTTTTTCGTTATAGCCTCACTCTGGCCAAAAAGGGTAAAGACCTCGGCCCTGGCGAGAAGTGGATCACTATCCATCCCCATGGTGAGGGTAGTAAAGGGGTACCTGTGATCATTCGTGAGCATCCCGACGGCAGCGCCTCAATCGTGGGTGGCGCAGGCGGCAAACTGAACTTCCTCAAATTGGGCAAACTCCGAAGCAAGGAAGACTGGAAACAAT